CGGCGAGGAATTCCTGCAGCAGCAGCAGCGCGACGCGATCAACAACGCGCGCAAGCAGGGCACGTTCAAGACGAAGCATCTGAACGTCTGGGTTCAGGCGCGCGATGCGTACATCAACATGCAGCGATGGGCCGAGTGCTTCGATCCGGCGCTACGCATGGAAGAGCTGCGCGGGAAGCCCTGCTTTGTCGGGATGGACCTCGCGAGCAAGGTCGACTTGGCCTCGCTCAATCTGATGTTTTCTCTCGATGACGGTCACTTCGCGACGTTCTCGAAGCACTATCTACCCGACGAGACGGTGCAAGAGCCGGAAAACCAGCACTACCGCGGGTGGGCGAAGGACGGTTGGCTCACGGTTACCGAGGGCAACATCATCGACTTCGGGCGGATCTTCGACGACATCCTCGAGATAAACAGCGTTTTCGGTATTCAGGAGCTCGCGTACGACCCCGCTCAGGCAACGAAGCTCGTCACCGAGCTGCAGGCCGAGGGCATCACGTGCGTCGAACTACGCCCGACGGTGCTCAACTTCTCGGAGCCGATGAAGCTCATCGAGGCGCACATCCGTAACCGGACCCTCGCGCACAACGGCGATCCGGTCACCACCTGGGCGCTGTCGAACGTGGTCGCGAAGGCGGACGCGAAGGACAACGTCTACCCGCGCAAAGAGCGGCCCGAGAAAAAGATCGACCCCTTTGTCGCGATGTGCGCCGCGATGGCGCGCGCGTCGACCGCGCCCGCGGCGGTCAAATCATTTTGGGAGCACTGAGTGGCTGGATTCTTCGCAAGAGCATTCAGCCGAGTGTTCCGTAAGTACGACTCGCTCGCCTTGTTCCGGGATGTGTTTGGAGGCCGGGAGTCTTGGGCGGGGAAGGTGGTGAACCTTGAGACTGCCCTACGTGTCTCGACGGCGCTCGCCTGCGGCCGCGTGATTGCCGAAGGCCTCGCGATGCTGCCATTCAAGGTGTACCGGCAGCAGGGACTCACGCGATCGCCGGCGCCGGCGCACCCGCTCTACGACAAGCTCGCGACGTCGCCGAACCCGCTGCAGACCTCGTTCGAATTCATCGAGACGATGGGCCTGCACCTGGCGTTCACGGGGAACGCGTACGTCTATGCGCCGCGCATCGGCGCGGTGGGCGGAACGATTCCGCGCCAAGTGGATGCGATGTACTTGCTGGAGCCGCGATGGCTGACGGTCAAGTACCAGTGGCCGCATGCGCCAACGTACGGGGTCAAGCTCGACGGTGGACGCACGCTGCAGATGACCTCGGCGGACATCTGGCACATCCGCGGTCCGTCGTGGTGTTCGTATACGGGTCTCGATGTCTTAGACCTCGCGCGGCAAGCGCTCGGACTCTCGATGGCGCTAGAGGAGGGGCAATCGAAGCTCCAAGCCCGCGGCGTAACGATGCCGGGGCACCTGGTCTATGAGAAGGAACTCACGAAGGCGCAGCACGAGCAGCTGCGCGCCTGGCTTGAGAAGGAACATCAGGGCGCTGAAAACGCGGGCCTGCCGATGATCCTCGACCGTAACGCGAAGTGGTTCGCGAACGGCATGAGCAACACGGACGCCCAGGCGCTCGAGCAGCGCCGATTCGCCGTCGAGGAGGTCTGCCGTTTCATGCGCGTCCTGCCGATCATGGTCGGTCACGCTGACAAGACAGCCACCTACGCAAGCGCCGAGCAAATGTTCCTGGCGCACGCGATCCACACCCTCGGCCCCTGGGCCCGGCGCCTCGAGCAGAGCGCGGACAAGTGGCTGCTGACGCCCGAAGAGCGCGCCGCCGGCTACTACACGAACTTGAACGAGAAGGCGCTGCAGCGCATGACTGCCCGCGAGCAGATGGACTACCTCGCTCGCGGTGTCATCGGTGGCGTCCTGACGCAGAACGAAGCCCGAGAAGTCCTCGATTACAACCCGAAGGACGGCGGCAACGAGCTGCTGAGTCCCGCAAACACTTTCAGCGGCCCGCCGCCCAAGGCGCCCGAGCCGACGCCATCGCCCTCAGGAGATTGAACCCTATGCGCTTCGAACGACTCGCCTGCGGTCTCGAGCTCAAGCTCGCGAGCAGCGACACGAAGGCCGGCGCCTTCGAGGGCTATGGCTCGGTGTTCAACAACGTGGATGGCGGCGGTGACCTCATCGCCCCCGGTGCGTTCAAGAAGTCGCTGCGCGAGTGGAAGCAAAAGGGGAAGTTTCCCCCGATGCTGCTCCAGCACGGCGGGTTCATCGGCCCCGCCGAGGACGGCATCCCAGTCGGTAAATACACCGACATGTACGAGGACGATCACGGCCTCTATGTGAAGGGCGAGCTCTTCGCACTCGATACGCAGAAGGGTCGCTATATCCACGAGGGACTGAAGTCCGGCGCTCTCGACGGGCTCTCGATCGGCTACATCGCGCGCGAGGTCGCGTACGGGAAGAAGCCCGAAGAGCCGCGCCGCACGCTGAAGGGTATCGATCTTCGCGAAGTGTCGATCGTCACCTTTCCGATGAACGACAAGAGCCGGATCACGGCGGCAAAGTCGATCGAAACGCTTTCGAACCTGGCCGACGCCGAGGAGTACCTCCGCGAAGCCGGATTTTCCCAATCACAAGCCAAGGCATTTGTGTCTCGGCTGAAAAGTCTTCGTCCGTGCGATGCGGAGCTGACTGACGACGCGAGAGTCGCCGAGATGGCGAGTCGCCTGCTCAAAGCAATCTAACCACTCACACGGAGTAGAAAACCATGGATCCCGTCGAACAGTTGAAGCAGACCTGCGACCAGATCGCCCGTCGCTTCGAAGAGTTCAAGAAGGAAAACGACAACGCGATCAAGAAAGGCGTCAGCGATGCGCTCGCCGAGGCGAATCTCGCCAACTTGAGCCAGGCCATCGATGACCTGACCGGCAAGCGCGAGGACCTCGAGAAGCGCGTGAAGGCGGATGCCGAGGCGCGCGTCGCGCTCGAGCGTGCCGTGAACGAGCTGAAGCTGAAGGGCACGCCCGACAACGCCGATGAAGCGAAGTCGATCATCGTCTACCACGAGACGATGAAGGCCCTCTCGCACAAGCGCGGCCTGCCGATCCCGGCGGCACTCTCGCCCGAGGAGTATCGCGGGCTGTCTGCGGTGCAGCGCAAGTGGCTGCGGCAGGGCAAGGATGCGCTGAACGCCGAGGAGACGAAGGCGCTGCAGGCCGGCCTCGACACCGACGGCGGTTTCTACGTCAATCCGGACCTGACCGGCCGCATCGTGTCGAAAACCTTCGACCTGTCACCGATTCGCCAGATCGCGAGCGTTCTCTCGATCGCGAGTGACGCCCTCGAAGGAATCGAGGACATCACGGAAGCCGATGCCGCATGGGTCGGTGAAGTGGCCACCCGCACCGACACCAACACGCCCACCATCGGCAAGTACCGCATCGAGACCTTCGAGATGTACGCATCTCCGAAGGCGACGCAGCGGCTGCTCGACGATTCGAGCATCGACATCGAGGCGTGGCTCGCCGGCAAGGTTGCGGACAAGTTCGCCCGCCTGGAAGGCGCCGCGTTCTGCGTGGGCACGGGCGGCAACAAGCCGCGCGGCTTCGCCTCCTACACGACCGCGGCGACCGCGGACGCGACCCGCGCATGGGGTCAGTTGGAGCACGTTGTGACGGGCGCGAATGGTGCCTATCACACGACCGGCGCCGATCCGCTGTTCACGCTGCTGGGTGCGTTCAAGCCCCGTTACCTGCCGAACGCGCGGTGGGTGACCCGCCGAGAAGTCATTGCCGCGACGCGCAAGCTCAAGGGCAGCGACAACAACTATCTGTGGCAGCCAGGCCTTCAGGCTGGTCAGCCGGATCGGTTGCTCGGGTATCCGATCGTCCTGGCCGAGGATCTGCCGGCGCTCTCGACGAACGGCCTGTCGATGGCGTTCGGTGATTTCCGCGAGGGTTACCAGATCGTCGACCGGCTGGGCGTGCGCACGATCCGCGACAACCTCACGGACAAGCCTTACGTGAAGTTCTACACGATCAAGCGCACGGGCGGCCAGGTCGTGAACTTCGAGGCGATCAAGTTCATCAAGTTCTCGACCTGACACATCGTCGCAACGCTAGCGGCAGCCCGAGGGCGGGCTGCCGCATCCGTTGTTGTTGAAGGAATTCTGCAATGAATGTTCATGAATTGAAGAACCAGACGACGGTGCGTCACGGCTTTGGCCCGGTGGCGATTGGCGCGAATGCCACCGTCAACAGCAAGATCATCGACCGCCTGGGTTACGGCGGCCTGCACTTCATCCTCGGGTATGGCGCCATTGTCACCACCGGCACGGTGGTCACTGTGGTCGTCAAAGAGGGTGACGTGACCGGCACCCTGACCTCGGTCGCCGATGCCGATCTTGTGGGCACCGAAGCGCTGGCGAGCCGCCTGGGCGGTGCCACGACCTCGGGCGTGGGTTCAAACGTGCGCAAGGCGATCGGCTACAAGGGGTCGAAGCGATACGTTCAGGTGAGCCTCGTGAAGACGGGCACGACCTCGGTCGGCTGCGTCGATGTCACCGCGTTGCTCTTCAACCCGGAGACCACGAACGGCATGCCGGCCTGACGGCTGCCCATCGTCGAAGCAATGACCGCGCCGGGTTCACCGGCGCGGTCTCTTTCCAGACCGTTTCAATAGTT